AACTTCAGATATATTATTGAATTTTCCAGTTGTATGATCATATTGAGCCAATAAAATATTTTTTAAATAAAATAACTTACGAATATCGTCATTCATTTTATCAATATTATTAGCTCTATAATCATAATGAGTCATTATTTTATACATATCGCTATTTCGTTCATATTTATGATAATTATCGCCTTCAATAATTGTTGCCCCAAATATTTCTTTTAATAGCATGGCTAGTGTAGATTTTCCGCAACCAGATTTTCCACAAATAGCAAAAAATAAATTGTTACAATTATATGGATAATAATCGATGCCGAATGATGGCATATCAACTATTGAATCACCAATCATAATTGCATCATTATATTTAAGATTAAATTTTTCTAATATAAATGAATAAATGAATGGACTTGGCTTTTCTATATCAATATCTTCACTGGTTATTATATGATTAAAATATTGAAGTATGTTTAATTTTTTCAATTTTTTGATTTGATCTAATGAATAAAAATTGGATAACGCGCAAATGTTAATATTATTATTTTTGCAGTAAATTAATAAGTTTTTTATTGATACATCAAGCACCAAGTGTTTAAATAAATAATAGTTATATGTTTTCGTTAATTCGAGTACTAATGAATAATCATGGTTTGAATCTTCAACCATTTTTTTAAAATAAAGTTCTTTTTTATGTTGATTAACACCCTTAATAAATTTCTTAACTAATTCTTTACTATTGTTATATTCATCAATTGTAAAATTGTATTTTGATAGCGTTTCGTTCAATGCAATAGCATGAGCTTTTTGATATGACAAAACTGTGTCATCAATATCTATTATTAACAATTTTTTGTTTTTAACTATAAAGCTTAAATCAAACATGTATTATGTCCAGTAATTTTTAAAATCAGTACAAACATGATAAACATCAAATTTTTGTTTTATCATTTCTTTTAATATAACAATATTTTCATCTTTTTTATGCAATTCTGGAGAAACAAAAATATAGTCATGATTATCATTTTGATTTATGAAAGAAATATCCGCTTCACCAAATGTGTCGACCCATATATACTTCGATGCCAATGAAACTAAATTTTTATTATATGTTTCAAATTTAGATATACGTGTTATGAATTTATCCCCATATCCCAGCTTAGCATATTTAATGATATCTGGAATTTGAGAATCGAGAAATAAGTAGTTTTTTATATTGAACTTTTCCATTAATCGAATACAATACTCTTCGCACAAACTAGATTTAATGTTAAATATTATTAACGCGTGGTTATAATAATGTAAAAAATCATTTAAGGTATTATTATGGGTAAAGTTAATATCATGTGTAAGAACGACATCTTTAACACTAGAATCATATCTTATATCAACTTCTATTCCGTTACTTTTATCAACATTTTTTAATTCTCCAATTGTATTTATTCTATGTTCAATTATCATAATGCCTCACATTAATATTACACTCTTTTAAAAATTCAATCCACTTATTAATACGATATTCTTCTAAATAAATAACATTTTTTATTCCGCTTTGAATAATTAGTTTTGCGCAATGTGGACACGGACTCAATGTTAAATATAATGTTGAGTCTTTTAATGATATTCCTTGTTTAGCAGCTTTACAAATGGCATTTTCTTCAGCATGAATAACTTCGTCGTGTGTATTATTATTTTCATCTTCACAAGAATTAGAAAAGCCAGATGGCATTCCATTCCAACCAAAAGCAACGATATTATTCTCTTTAACTATTACAGCACCAACTTTTGATCTATTAGAAAAACTCATCTGGCTTATTCGAATTGCAATATCCATATACAAATTATCAAATTTATTCACATTGTTCTCCGATTTTTCTTAAAATATCAAAATGACGCTCATAACAATGCCAAGAATTAGGAATAAATATATGCTGTCCCAATTCAATATTAAGTCCATTATTATTTAATTCTTCTTTCATTTTTTTAATAACATAATGGAACCATGGAATATCGTTAAACGCGCCAAAAATACAGTCATTAGATCTCATACTAGTAATAGTTTCTAATTTATTATTTCGAATAAAAAACTGTTGAAACATAGTGCAAATAAAGTCTTTACAATTAAAACTATTTGCTTCATAATGAATCGATGGACGATTATAAATAACAATAGCTTGTCTTGATTCATTATGATTTAATAATGTCTGCAAACAGTGATTAAATTGATTAAAATTTCCTCTACCAAAAACCAAATAACCATAGTTTGAATTTATTTCTTGATTATTATCTGCGCATTCTTTCCATATCCGTACATTATTAACACGATTAATATGCAATTCATTACTCAAATACCAATCTAATTCTTGTAACACATATTTAGCATTACTAGAACGAATTTCAATATCAATTAAATCTTCGTTTGGATCTAATTCAAATCTTGGAGCAATCAATTCAACTAATTTAACTCCTGATTTATCTATAATAAAATCTTCGGATATCAATTTTTGATATAATTGTTTATAGTATTTTATTAATTCATTTTTATTCATTTTTATTTCTCAACAAATGTTCTTCATGATATAACAGAAACATTGCATTAGTTAAAACATGTTTCATATGACTTAGTTTTGTTTCGTCATCATCTAATTCGCCCATACGCCATTTAAGAAGGTGACGTAATACCGCAGCGTAATGCTCGTTTAAACCATCTTTCACATTTTGCCAACTATTTGGAGTATATTTTTCTAATGCTTTTCCTAGAACTTCAGCCATGCCAATAATACATTCAGGCGTTACTAAATCTACTCTAAGTTTTCCTTTACTATCTTTTTCGCCTTTAAAAGCAATCTCATTCATAATATATCCTTTAAAATAAATTGTTAAGCTCAATTGTTTCTGGTTTTATATTATCACTTATTGTTAAATCTTGATAATTTAATGTAGAATTTATTTTTCTTAAATTATTTGTAAAATATTTTTTACATTCTTTAACCATAAATTCAGCCGATTGAACTGTCACATTTTGAGTAATATGAATAAGTTTATCATTAACTATTTCATAATCAAATGGTAAACCCATAATCGCAATCAATTCAGCATTGGTTAAAAATCTATCTTTATATGGATGTAATAATGTTTTAATCGTTTTACCCGTTAATGCGTTTGTGCAACCTCTAGTATGAGTATCATAAATGGAATATGAATCCCAAAAACTTTTTCCAATCGATAATTTATATTTAATATGTTTTATTAAAGCTAGATCTTTATCAAATTTATTGTTTATAAGAAATTGTTCAAATTTATCAATTAAGTTATTCTTAAACAATCTTTGAATAAAGCCAACACCATCTAAGAATTGACTAAGTTCTTGTTTCATTTCATATTTAATAAACTTATACTGAGCTGAATTAATTAGTCTGTCTTCTTCTTCTTTTTCATTATGATATTTCATATTCAACTTAGTTTTTTTAAGATAATCATCTATCTTAATCATTTCGCATTTCGGTTCTAATTCATATGTATGATCACCTTTCCAAAACACAAAAAATGATCTTAATCTTTGCTGAGGGCAATTACAATATTTAGAATCTATTTTAAAAATACTTAATGAATAACCATGTTCAAGACCAATTTGATGAAGTTGATCTACGACAGCTTTTCCCTTCTTAGTAAACAAACCCGGAGCATTTTCTCCTATGATAACTTTAGCTTCGCATTTCTCCATAGCTATCTTAGTCGAAATGTATAACCACTTTATTGATTCATATTCAGTATCGCTTTTAACGTTTAAATTAGATAAAGCGCTACATGGCGGAACCATTACGGTCATATCAACTTTATCGATATTTTCTAATTTATCTCCATTAAGATATGGAATATTATCATTTTTAAAGTGGTTTAGAGTGTGACTATCATTATCTTGAAATCCATCAAAGGATATTATATATTCTGGTAGCGTTTTTAGTACATTCTGAGCACCAAGTGTTAAACCGCCTATCAATGGAATTATACTACACCAAGTTAAATTATTTATTTGTTGATCCAAAACCGCCATCTCCTCGTTTGGTTATATTGGTATAAATACTATCTTGATCTTTTTCAATAATATTAGCATATAATGCTGGAAGAAGAATAAATTGAATAAGCTTTTCATGTTCTGTAATAGTCTGAATTTTTCGTCCAGCATTAAGAATAGAAATGTGAACTTCACCTTGATAATCTTCATCAACAGTTTCAGCCATTTTAATTAATTGCTTCTTTGAACTAACCCCTGATTTATTAAAAGCATTAAGAAAATAGTTTGATGGAAGTTTTACTTTTATGCCAGATGGAATAAGAACATGCTCTTGAGGCATAATTTGAATAATTTTTTCATCAATAATACTAATATTTGGGTTCTTTTCTTTTAAATCTCTAACAAATTTTTCATCAAATTCCGGAACAAAAAAATCAATGCCAACAGATTTTTCGGTTCCACGTAATGGTGACTTTACTTCTCTTACTTTAGCGAATTCAAAATTCATTATAAATGACCTTTCATGAAAAAAGATTAGTATAGATAAAATATACTAATCTTTTCTTTTTTAATTATATTATTCTAATTCTTTTTCCAAATATTCTATTAATTTGTTCCATGTTTTGATTATTGATTTATCTATTTCTTCATCATATCCGCGTTCATAAGAAGCAATTAGTGTTTTATTATCAAATAAAAATAATTTACTTATTCTTCCATCGTTAATACCCATTGACGAAGGCTGATTAGTGTACTCTGCTTCAAAACGATATTTATCAATATTTCCGAAAATCCAATTATTTTTCTTTTCTTTTATTGAAAAATTTTCTTCCATTAATATTTGATGCCATTTCATATTTATGTCCTTATAGTGAATTAATAAACTCATCGATATTCAAATATTGATTTAATACTTTTGCTGTCGAATACATATCACCCGTAGCAATTCTAACTATACCATCTCGTCCATAAATACCAAATGCTACATTATTAAATCTTACTCCGATAGTTCTGGTATAATCATCACTAGTTTCTAATTCCATCAAAAACTTGCTTATTTCAGTATCTCGCCAATCTTCTAAATTTTTAACTAATTTATCAGTCTGAGCAGCAGTCAAATTTTTATATACACCAGATTTACCTCTAGGATGTTTATAAAAAGATATTTTATTAGCTTCTTCTAATACTAGTTTATTCCATTTCATATTTATGTCCTTACGATTGATTTACAAACCAACTAATAAGTTTTTGACTATCCGCTGCATTTAATTGAATTGGCTCGCGATTAAATTTAATAAAAATTTCGCCGTTATCATTAACAAATGTTATAATATCAGAGCCATCTTTAATTGATATTCTATATTGACCATTGTCTATAACATTTTCTCCAACATATTCTGAAAACTTTTTCATATTATTCTACCACCTTAAAATTTTTTTCTATACTTATGACTTATTTTCCATTCAACCTTCTCAACATATGACAATACATATACAAAAACAGTTTCAAATTCTTTCGGAAATGATTCATCATCAATTTTAATCAAATTCCATTTTTCTAAAAGCTTTATGATACTATTTCTTCTGTTAATATCTTCTTCTGTTATATTAACTGTTAAACCATCTGATTCCATCAATTCTTTAAAATGAAATAATGCATATCCATTTATAGTTCGTTTTAAATAAACACTTGGATACATAGTCTTCATTTGGCGATTACCAATACCAAGTCTCTCTAATGTTTCAATAATAATAGCTTCATCTTTGCAAATTTTTATTTTTATCATAAAATTCATCCTAAGTAAAATGATTTTATAATTATTTACTTAGGATGAATTTTTGTATTAAATAGCTGAAATGAATTCATCAATATCTAACAAATTATCCAATTTGGCTCCGCTTGGATATGGACCACCTTTGGATAAACTAATGACACCATCAACGCCATACATTCCAAATGAAAAATTATTATAGTTTACAGTTATTGATGGTGTATATCCATCTTCAGCTTTCAATTCGTCAATAAATTTTTTAATATTAGCATCATTAGATGATTTTAATTTTTTCAACAATTCTCTCTGTTGTATTGGTTCTAGGTGCTTATAAAAAGAGCTTCCTGTATCATTTTTTATGCTAAATGATACGTTACCATTATTTTCTAATACGATATTATTCCATTTTTTCATATTATCTTTTCCTTATTGTTTTTTGCTCAAACATTTCAATAATTAAGTCTTTTTCTTCTTGAGGAATTGTTTTAACAATATCCTCTGCAACTATTTTATTTACTTGATAAAGCTTTTGAATATATTTTATCAAATCTTTATCTTCTTTTGATGATTCGGACTTGAGATATTTCAAAAATCTATCTTTCTTTTCAATTATACTAGAATAAAATAAATATTGCACCGATTTACTATTCTGACTATATTTATTCATGCAATTGGCTTCTAATACTGTTTCGGGGTTCATAGACAAATAACGATTGATCATAAAAGGATTATATTGTTTATTGAAGTCAGCATCATTGTGCAAGTTAAATGATTTTCCAATATTAATATCTTTGAGAATTGTAAAAATATCCACATTAATTCCTTTTAAAAGAGGGCTTAAATATTTAAGCCCTCTTTGTATAATTTCAAATTAGCATCAATTCCATTGAGCAAGCACACAAATTTAATTCATGATCTATAACAAAAGCTGATTCATAACTATATCTCGATAAAATTAAAATAGCCTGCGCCAGTTTATCCTTTTCAAAATAAGTGTCAATATCTTTAAATATTTCTGAATAAAAATACTGTGGATTCAGTGAAAGATTTGCAATGTATTGTCTTAGGTCTTTATACTTTTTTCTTTTAAGTATGTCAAAATAATCTTTCATATTTACGGATATTGATGTTTCGACAACATCTTTTGTGATTGCTCCTTGAAATGATAAGCACTGAAGTTGGTTCAATATCTTTCTAAAATCTGGAAAGATTTTATTAACAACAAATTGAATTGCTTCTTTTTCATATTCAACTTTATTCAGGTTTAGAATTTCTACAGTTCGTTTATAGATAGACGTTTTTAGTGTTTTAATTTCATCTGGCGTAAATGTGAAATCAATTTTTTGAAGTCTTGAAAGAAGAGGAGCTGGAATGACATTGATATGATTAGTTATAAAGATAAAACTAACATTCTCTGACATAGCTTCTATTTCAGCTTTTAAAGCATCTTTCAATTGAGGAGAAGCTCTATCACATTCATCAGCAATTACGAGTTTTCTATCACCATTTAATGATACTGTCATGCCAAATGATTTTATATCATTTCTTAATACATCAACACCAGTGTCGTTGGATAGGTTTAGATAGAGCGTATCATATTCTAATTCTTTGCTTAGTATCATTGCCAATGATGTCTTGCCACACCCAGGTTCACCAGAAAAAATGTAATTACACATAGCTTTTTGAGCTATTACTTTTTTAAATTGATTGGTATATCTTTCTGGCAAAATAATATCTTCAAATTTATTTGGACGATATTTCATTCCCCAGTCATTAGACGTTCTTTGAATATCAATTAAATTCATAATTATTTCTGTTCCTTTTTGCCAGCAACAATATAGAATAATGGAATATCTTTATTGATGAATTTGGAAAATAGACCCGATTTAATCACAATGTTGTATGTTCCAGGAATAATATTCAATGATGAAATGTAAAGTGTGATAGAACCTGTTCCTTTACCATTTATATCATATTCAAAGTTGTGAGATACTTTGTTCGTATCATCAAGAAGGAAGATTTTGCCTTTATCATTTTCAAATTCAATTTTAAGATTATTCAATTGCATTACTTGAGACAATTTCATAATCTTATTAAACATCTCGACTGGCAATTCAAATTCAACATTCATTTCCATGGCTTTGCAATATGCTTCGTACGATTTTGGTTTAGGGTTTGAGGATAAAATCATTGCTTCTGGTGTGTAAAAGTATTTAAGAGATGATTTATCATTAGAAACGATTTTAACAAACTTATCATTAAAATCTAATTCGGCTTCTTCTCCACCCATAGAATCAATTGTTGCTAGAAGTTTTGGGGTTTCCCAAAATGAACATTCTCTGTTAATAGATTCATCAGCTTGATAACAACCAATTACACCGCCATCTGGACTTACGACTTTAATTGCTTTTGGATCACCGAAATAAATAACTGGATTAATTGAAGAAAATGATTTGAGAATAGATAGAGTTTTTTTGCTTAGTTTCATATAGTAAAACCTTTCATAAATTAAGATAAATTTATATTACTATTATTGATGTTTTTTTAATAAAAAATACTCTAAGAACTTAATCTTAGAGTATTTTTAAACAATTTTATTGTTATTTTGAATACAAATATTTTTTATACAAACTTCCAATTTCATTAAATACCTTTACATTTTTAATTGATGTATTAACTTGAGTCAAGGCATAAAAAGCATTTGTATAAATTTCTGGCATATAATACTTAATGCCAGTTTCATTTTCAACTAGCCATTTACCCAATTCTGAGTTGACTCCTAATAAAAGTTTTTGATATTCTTTTCTTAATTTCTTTTGAATTTCAACTTCATTAGAATTTAGATGTCGATTAACCATTTCTTCATCGATATCTTCTTTCCGTTCTATTATTAGTTCATTCCAATTCATGTTAAATCTCCTAACTCAATTCTAGAAACTTCTATACCACCAACTATTTTATACAATCTTTGATTAGTGTTCTTAGATCTCAAATCGCCAAATTCTTTAATGTATGGACCCGTTTTAAGATAATCTAATTGATTTTTGAGTATTATATCAACATCATCGCTTCCAGTGTAGAGAGCAGTCTTCAAATTGTATTCTTTGACTACTTTTATTAAGTCTAATAATTCAGGATGCTGATCACCTCCCATAAATAATACACAAGAAATTAACATTTTATTATTTATTTTATTTTTTTCGATATAATATCGCAAAACATCTACAGTTAACTCAATACCAATATCTTCTTGCAATTCAGGCGAATGACAATTATGACAGCAATAAGGACAATTTGTAATTTCAAAAGATAGTGATATTTCACCCGGTATCTCTTGAAATACTATATTTGAACGAAGGTATTTAATCTTCATCTGGATCGTATTTCATTCGAGGATCTCTCATATTTTCATGGAATGAAGAACCAATAGCATGATACATTCTTATTTTTTGATGTGGTTCGTAATCAGATTCTGGATGATATATCAATGCAGCTAAAGCAGCTTCCCAATACTCAGGAAGAAATTCTTTGATGCCCGATTGTTTTTCTTCAATCCACTTACCTAGATTGCTACTTGCACCAGCTATAAGTTTTTTCAATTCAGATTTCAGTTTTTTTCTCATTTGTTGAGAACTAGCTGATAAACGACTATTGATTATTTTATCAAGTTCTTTATCTTCATTCTCGCAAACAATATTTAGATATTCATTAAATGTTTTCATTTTATTTTTACCGCTCAGTTATTTATCAAGAACATCCAGAAACAATGTATCAGATTTCTTTTGAATTGCTCTAAGATCTTTCTGAATATCTGCAATCAGCTTCTTTTGTTCTTCTTCAGCCCACATAGCAACACCAGCTAATTGTCTCAATGATTGAACAAGAAGAGTATCAAATTTTTTCAACTCATCCATCTTTTTATTCTTATCACCAAAATTTTTATGAAGATCTTCTTTAACGATACTTTTACTTTCATTCACAGTTGACCAAACCTTATCATCATTCGGATCAATATCCATTTGTTTTAGAAAAGATTTTGCAACTATTTTTCCAGATTCAGGATCATCAGCTTTTGCATCCTGAGCATCTTCTTTATATTCCCAACCTGAACGTATTTTATTTCCGGCCTTATTTAAGAGATAAAAATTATAGTCTTTCGTATTCATTTTAGATTCTAATATATAATTCATAAAATTTTTCATATAATCTCAACTTTCATATTTTCAACATTGTTCCATGCAACTGGTTTTTCGCCAATAGCTTTAAAAATGAGTGTATAATTGTTGGTTCCATTGTTATATACAAACTTCGAATCAACGATTGAAAGCTTCGATGGCATTGGTCTAAATTGAAATTTTTGCATAGCATTAATAATTCGGCGCTCTACTGAACGTTTAAAAGAATCTTGATCTCCAAAGTCAGTACAAGAAACAAGAATCAGATACTGATTTTTAGCCTCTTGAATAAGTCGCACTTGATAAACAGTACCATATTTATCGGTCGATGTTAAATAGTTTCTGATTTTTTCTAAGTCTCTGTGGCCATATTCACCACTATCAGTTGCATAACCAAAGGGAATTGGAATGATCTGTTTTTTTCCGTTGGCTAAAATCTCAATTTTTGTTCGCTTATCGTTAATGCCTTCGAGAACTATTTTATTCCATTTTTTCATTTTACCATACCTAGTCTTCTTTTGGTTTTTTGAGCTTTTCTCTGGCCTTTTGCAAATGATCTTTTAAATTTCTTTCGTGCTTTAACCATTTGTCTCGATCTTTTTCTATCGAGAGGTTTGCCGCATTTGCCTCTTTTTCTTATTCTACCATCTGGACACTTAATATATCCAGCTCTTTTATACAAAGCGCGTTGCGCTTCATCCACTTCATCTTCTTCATCTTCATCATAATCATCTTCATAGTTTTCATCATAATCATAACCAAGATCCGTGTGTTCAAAATCAATAATAGAATCAATAGCATCAACAATTGAATCAAAACTATCAGATTCCAATTTATCCATTTTAATTAGCGAAACAAGTAAACTGACTAACTCTGCTTCTAATGGAGTTTCTAATTGTTCATCAAGATCCATTAGAAGTTCGATCATGTCATCTTTATCAGTTATGTCAAGTTCATTTGATTCACCGATATATTCTTTAAACTCTTTCATATTATTGTCCTTTTTAATAAAACTTCGGCGGTCTTCTTCATTTCTTCAACAATATTATTTACATTTTTTTGAAATGATACAGACGTGCAAATGTTTGATCTACTTGAATTGTATGTATTAAATAATGTTCCTGAATATTTGAAATATTCTTGATTGCACGAAAATAACAACATTTGACTTTTAATTCGTTCTAAAGATGTATTTTTATATACTCTAAACGAGTTGTTATCAGTTACTACAACAATACAATCTTCAATTATATTTGAATTTGTTTTTTGTTTAGCAATCATTTCAACTTCGCCATAGTGAACTCTAGTGATATTAAAGAGACCATGACTCTTGCCATATATTTCATTAGCAATACGTTTAAAATCACGGCCATGGCCAGTTTCTGATGCTCTATTATAGAACTGAGAAACGTGTATCATTTCATGAATGATTGTATGATTTAAAGATTGTTCTGTTTCAAATTCTACCAGTGAATTCAATCTAAATGTTACTGCATCATCGCGATTCCAACTAATTGGATATCTAATCATTGCAATAGCATTCTTAGATTTGAAAAATTCGAAATTTATTTGATTAGATGGTGGAAGTTTAGAATCAAACAACTCAGCATTGTATTTGTCGTATTTTATTTTTATGGTTCTTATTTCAAATTTCATTTCAATCTCCTATATTTTTGTTTATGGAATACTTTTCTTAATCTACCCAAAACTTTTTATTATCTTCAATGTATTTTTCAACTTCATTAAGATCAACATCATCTTCAACATACAACCATGCAGGAGTTGTTTCTATTACATTGGCAGGAGTTTCGTATGTGAGTTGTGCTTTTATAGCATATCCCTTGCCCCACATTGTTTTATTAATTCCACTAATTTCAAATTCTTTTATTTTGAGTCCGAATGTGTACGTTATCTGGTAAGAATCATTTACTCTAAACCATCCATCGCGGAAAGAGTTTAGAGCATACCACGATGCTGAATTAGAAGGTGTTTTTAAGTTTTTATGATATTCATTTCTAAATTGAATAGCAACTCGACCAAGATTATAAACTGAGGCATTGATGAAGTCTAATATGTTCATAAAAAATCTCCTTTAGTGTTTTTATCTATAATAAGATTATACACCAAAGGAGATTGTATGTAAACAATTATTTAATCAAACTTTAATTTTATAAAATAAATTATCAACATCACCACGCAATTTTTTTAAATCTGATTGAATCTTTTTAAGTTCTGGATATTCGAAACTTTCGATTGATCTAATACCAAAATTAGAAGAACTTAAATCGTCTAATAGTGTTCCAATAACTTTTGACTAATTTTTCATTACTTCAACTCCTGAAAAACAATTATAACATCTCATAAAAATTATCCTCTGTATTAATATAATAACATATAATACAGAGGATAATTTTTATTCTTTATGATAAAATCTTAAAGATTCTTCGACTTGGCGAGCTTCTGAAAAATTGCTTACTTTTCGGAGATACCCTATTATTCTGGTGGCATGTGAAATATTTTCACCGCCGCATTTTGAACATTTCGATAGCGTTCTTTTATCAATAAAACCGCAATCTTTTTCTTCACAACAAGTTATCTTAACATTAGTGCAGAAATAATTGACTCCTAATATTGCCATAATATGAAACATTTTTTCATATTGTGCGGCATTCAAATATTCTTCTAAGTTAATATGATAAGCACTACCACCATCAAGATATTTTGTTACTTGATCACCATGCAATTTACCTTTATCAATTATATTCAAAGAATTATCTTCAACACGATAAAAATATGAATTATAACATTCTCTTGGAACAACATATCCATCTTTTTTATCCCACTGAGCTAATTTATAACCAGCATTTTCGCCAGGAACAAATTCAGTATTGAACATAACTTTATAAATCTGTTTAGCTTCTTTATTGGCTGTTGAAATTGTTTTCAAAAGCTCTGAACAGAAATTCATATAAGCTTCGTTAGGATCGATACTATAACCAAGAAATTCAGCACCCTCAACTAGACCATTTATACCGATAGTCGAAAATTGTCTATCCATTTTAATGAATTGAGCATTATAAACAGAATACATTTTCTTTTCCATAATATGTCTATAAATTTCTCTTGTTGAATAATGATATTTATGTATTCTTTGAATAAGTTCTTTTAATTTCTCATTGAGAAAACTATCAAACGATTGTTGATTTGTATTATACTCTCTCTTAGTGTTCTGAATGAATCTATTCATATTGATTGTTATAACATGAACAGAACCAGTCATTTCTCCAACATTTCCGAGAGTATAAGAAAATTCATTCTTAGATTCATTTCTTAATCTGCAACAACTTGAAAGTGAATCTATATTATCAGATAGATAAACAAAAAATCCGCTACCTTCAGATAATTCGTTGGCTATAAAGGATGAAAATTCTTGATCTTTGATATTTTTATTTTCATCATAAGCCATAGCGCAAGTAATAACGGGGAATGTTAATAATTTCTTTGTTCTTTCTTTATTGAACCATTTGAGGAAATATTTTTGAAGTTTATTCACATATTCAAAATTAACTCTCGAAAAGTTTTCGTCTGGATAAACAAAATCAGAATAGAGACCCTTTAAATATGTTTCATCAAAGATAGATATATTCCAGAATACTGACTGACCATCTCGACCCGAACAAGGTTCATTTAAATAATAAGTGACGGCTTGTAAATATTGATCTATTTCTTTCTTATGATCTTCTAAATAATTATCACCATAATCTTTTCTTGCAAAATAATCAAAACATACTAAAAATGAAGGTGTGGCAACAGCACCAGCAACTTGAGCTGCAATCTGGTTAATCAAATTAATAAATCCGCCGCAAAATGAAGATAGGTGCTTCGGTGCTTCAGTGTTTCCACCAATACAAGTTGAACCATGATTTAAGAATGGGAAAAGTGATATTGATAAACAATAAGGCACACTAGCGCGGGATTCGTCATGAACGTATATTGTATGATTTTCTATATCTTTTAGATATTGATCAGCTACTTCCTTACCGAAATTTTTTTGAATTTGATCATATCTAATATGTCGATTATATTGAATCATGATAGGTTTAACAAATTCACCCATCATTGTTATCACATTTTTCTCAGTCACATTAGCATTCGCATCCACTAATGATCCACTCGCCGCGTTTATTGAATTCTGATAATGCTCAACAAATTTTTCTAATTCTTGAAGTTGTGTTTTATTGAGTTTGAGCATGAGTTTATCTCCTGAAGTTTTTTATATGGTGATATTTACTGAAAAATAATGAGAAGTATCATAAACAATACTTCTCATATTATATTGATAGCTGGATTTTATTTACCGCTGCTCCACTTCAAATACTCTAGAATATTTTTAATTTCAAATGTTATGGCATTAGCTTTCTTCATCCACTTTTCAAGCGTATCAACCAATAGTCTTTGATCATTTAATTCATCATTTATTTGCAGAAATTCATCATCTTTTTTTAAATAAAATATAGCAACATCTTTAGATTCTAATTTAAATTCGTATTCATAACGATAATGATGATATAACTTTGCAAAGATTTTATTATATTTAGTTTCTAATTTATTTAGTTTATTTTTTTCTAATGTAATTTGACGCATAATTTTATTATGTGCATTTGGCGCTTCATAAATCTTTTTATCGAGATCATGTGCATGAACAGATAAATTGGATTCAATTTCATTAAAAAATTCAGCGTAATTAAATTTTTCTTTACTCATATTTTATTCAACCAAATTAGAAATATTATCGGTGCTAACAATATAATTTACCCAATCAGAACAATTGCATTTTATTTCAGCTTTTGCATAATCAAATCCACTATTGTATTCGCAATCATTACATGTTTTGGAGCCAACCATACTATTTCCATGTATACACTTTATTACTAAAGAACCAGATTGTTGTAACATTTTAATTGTGAAAATTTGTTCGAAACATTCTTCTTTGACATTATATTTATTGATAACATCAACTATTGGAAATTTTATCATATTTATTAGCCAATTCCTTTATTCTACTTATAAATTTCTTTTGTTCATCGCTAAATGATTTAATAATTTTATATCTATACATTATAATAATATTTAATAAAATATTTTTATAAAGACATAATTACCGCAATCATATATTTTTCTATAATCATTATTGTACATATTTTCTGTTTCAGTTAATGTTTCATCATAATTATGAAATATTTGACTCAGCTTATGTTTTTGAAATTTTAATCTAGAATGCAATATATATTCTGTTGGTAAAAAATAAAAATAGTTTGGTTCTGAAGTATTTATTAAATTGAATCCTAATTTATTATACATATTACCATCACTCCAACGCCGATTAGCATAGCTGATTAGGCTCTTGGGTGTATAATTCTTAATGAAGTAAGATAAGAGCTTAGAAGCACCTCCAATTACGTTTAAATTAAGTTTATTACAAAATCTTATTAATTCATATTCATAATTTTTATTGTAACGCGATTTGCCAAACGTCATAACAGATACCAATTCATTATCATAATAAAGTCCAATATTAATTGAGCTTGAACAGTTGCCCTGAAGATGATTATTATTTAAGAATTCTGTTTTAATAACATTGTCAATTTTTCTAATGGCACATTTTCTAGCAAATATTCTTTCATTCAAGCCTAATTTAGATTTGATGACACTTTTCCAAATATTTTCTTTATTTAACCATTCATTTTCAAAAATATGTAACAATTGAATACCTTGTTTTTTACATTCGTCAGTTTTAATAACATGCTTATTAGAATTCTCAATTAAATGATTATTAAACATTGAGTGATTCGATTTGCCAAATGAATGAAACATTAATCCGTCATATTCTATGGCTAGATTATTGTTAGGTAATAGAATATCGAGCTCTTTACCTGATAAAATTTTTCTATCATCATTTTTAGCGTTAATATTTAATGATAATATCCATTCATATATTTTAAGTTGTGTTCTGTGTTGTGATGGTTTAACGCCTTCATCAAAACCAAATCTATCACGTAACATTTGATAATAAAAACTTGCTGAACAATTAAAATATTCCATCAATTTATCAAGTGATATGAAGCCATCTTTTATAAAATTTTCTTTTATGAAATCATAATTCATATCATCAACATTCGTTAAATGAGCTTCAGTAAATGTATTTGACCCATATCTAATTTGATTGGTTTCGCACTTTCTTTTTTGACACTCATTTGTTTGTGCATAATATTCTACACCATATTTTTCTAAACATGTTACTCTCATTTTAGTTTTGGATGATTCAGATTGAAAATTATTTTCAACACCATATTTTTCCAAACATGTTTGTCTATGTCGTTCTTTAATTTCCTCTGAATGCATCGCATGTTCATAACCATATCTTTCAAGATTAGTTTGTTTAATTTTATCCTTAATAATTTCAGATTGATAGACGTTTTCTACGCCATATCGTTCTATATTAGTATCTTTAATTTTTTGTTTAATTTGTTCAG